ATAGCGTCTTGCAGAGCTTTCTGCTGATATGACTCAACACCCTGACCTGCCGTTAGTAACTTCTGAATGTCTTGGTAATCAGCCTGAGCATAAGCAGGAGCATTAGCAACAGCAGCCATTTGTCTGCCACGTTCTGCTTCAGCAGATTGATATGCTAAATCACCAGCTTTTTCCGCTAGGTTGCGCCCAAATATGTCCTGAGCCTGACCTACCTGCTGACCCATTGCACTAGAACCATAGCGACCAACTGATGAAGCCTTAGATTGAATTCCTTGTACGCCACGAGTATATGCTTCCTCAGCCTGACGATTAACTCCAGCTAATGCACCCTCTAGGAATGGATTAACACCTCTACCTTGAACTGTGGATAGATACTCTTGCTGTGCTGCTTGCTGAATTGGAGAACCTGAAATAGCTCGTTGTTGAGCAGCCTGTAATGCTTGTGTCGTAGCTTCACTAGGAGAGACATAAGTCTGACCAGGAAAGAATTGCGCTCCAGGTGCTTCATATTGACGTTTAGCTTCCTCAAGACCATACGTTACATACGGTTTGATTGCCGGATCAATCCCTGTTGAAGTTGTACTTCCGCCTCCGCCACCGCCCATATTACACCTCGCAAATCCATTGTTTAGGCTTGAAGCCGAGCTTCTTAGCCCTACGTTGCCAACCTTGTCGATGGCTAGAGAAAGTTACATATTTTGCATTAGCTTGACTTGCCAAGCCTTTTATGTATTTTAGCCCATCTTCAACCATTTGATAATCATTTTCTAACGTCCAAGCCGCCCAAACGTGTAGATGTAGTCCAGATGGCTGCAATATGAAGAAGCCACCGAACCTCTGCTCCTTCAAAACTACCCATAGAAGTGATCTATTAGATATTAAATCTGCATAGACATCTTCTACTATCCAATCCTCTGGGCTATACCCTTTAATCTGATCTAGTGGGGCTTTAATTGAACTCCACCATTTACGTATATCTGCTACTGGTATATGTCTAAATTCCATTAGCCCACCACGATGTAGTCATAAGTTATCCCCGCTGTTATGTTTGCAGCATGAGAGACTACAGCACTTCCTCGTGTTTTGGAACTAACATATAAAATTATTGCATTAACATTAGTAGGACTAAATAAAATAACGCTTTCATTACCAATACGGCTATCGTAAATAGTAGTACTAGTTGCACCACCAGTAGCCAAAGTAATTGAGCCAGTGTTATTCGTTTTACCGTCCATAATTCCACGAACGACATCAGCAACTTGCCTCTGATCTCCACCAAAAGGAGGAAGCGTCTGAAACTGAACTGTTCTTGTCATCGAGTACCCTGACCTGCTATATCTATTTCAACCGCTACAGCAGTTTTCCAGTTACCACTAGGACTAGTTTTAACCCTGTGATACCTACCTGCCGAACGTAGCCCACAGCGACCCTCAGAATCAGCTACAGACGCATCTCCGAACGTAATAGCATCATTTAACAGCTCACGACTTGCGACCGCTACAGAGCCGCTACCAGCGTCCACAATCGGTCTGCCCAAAGTAATGACTGAATGACCTACATCTATATCGCCTGACGTTAATGCAGCCTGTTTGTATTGACCGCTAAAGGTTACGATATTAGGGCCTCTCGTAGCAGACAATAGCAATAGACCACCAACCCACTGACGATCATCTAAAGAGATACCTAGTGAGTCTATGCTTCCACTAAATACGTCCAAGCCTTCTAGTGTTACCGATGGAGTTAGAGCAAACGATACGCTATCAGCAGTAGTCTCTGCATACGACCATTTGTTTAGCGAAATGTTATAAATCAGCAGTAAATTGTCACCATTCTGTGCAGGGAACAGCCAAGTAATCAGGCGTTTTTCAGTATCTATAGCAGATGACATTCCTAACTTGATTGCAGTTAGATTAGCGTTATCAAAGAACCAGCGATCTATCTTTTCTGTACCGATTCCTTTAGTTGTCTGACCATCGCACACGTAAAAACCATCGTCAGCTAGGAAATACGTTAATCCTGCAAAGTTAATGATTGATCCGGCAGAGATACAGCCTAAAGTACGGTTAATAGCGTCAAACTGGAAGAAATACGGACTACCTGCATACGTCATACGGTAGATAGCACGTTCTAAAAACACAATTCCATACTCGCCACCAGCTAAACCAGTGATGTCACCACCGTCAGGCATGACTTGAGAGTCAGATTGACTAGCAAGACCAGGAGTCCAGTCTGTTTCATCGTTAATATCAGACCAGTAAACCTTATTTTCATTTCCTGTGGTGTTAGCCGCCACAACAAAGTCTTTAACTACCGTTACATATTTAGCAGTAGGAGCGGCAGCAGCCAAATCACCCGCATAAGTCGATGAATTTAACGTGTATGACTGCAATTTATTACTACCGTTAGCCATAATCATCTTTGTACCGTACTGCGTAACATCCCAATACTCAATAGCACTGTATCCGGCAGTAGTTAATGGAGACATTGCACGAGTTCCAGCAGTATATTTATACAAATTACTAGCAGAAGCACCAAATAGTGATACCGTTCCTGCATATTTACCCGCAAAACATGTCAATAAATCAGCGTTAGCATCGTCAGAATACTCAACTTCATCAAGAAGTGGAGCGTATCCATTAGTAACTGGATAACAGTTAACTGCACCAGTTAAAGCACCTGTAACACCAGGCTGATCTGGTAGCCATTCACCAAATATTATTCGTTGTTTAGCCATTATTGCCTTGTCCAAGTATCAGATTGCGATGAAACTACTGTCCATGTGTTATCGCCAGAAGGAACAATAGTCCAAGTATTCGATTGTTCTACTACGTTATTCCACTCATCACCAATTACCTGACCGTCTGCGCTTATAGTCGCATTTCCTTCTATGTCAGCTATGCCGTTCCATACAGCTATTGCCAAGCAAGCTACATCGGCTAATCCTTCAACAGCAGCATTACCTTCATACTCAACACCGCCATTTGCTGTTACCGTAGCCGTACCATCAATAGCAGCAGTTCCTACCTGAACTCGTATTCCGTCTGCTGTAACAGTTGCGCTACACGCTACATCACCAGTAAAAAATAAAACTCTAGTAGCTTCTGCTGTAACTGTTGCTGTGCCATTTATAGAGCCTGTAGCACTGATTAACAAACCACCGTTAGCAGTGACAGTAGCAGTACCAATTATTGAGCCAGTAGCACTGTAAATGATTCCACCAGCAGCACTTACGGTAGCTAGGCAAGATATATCTCCAGTACCGAAAAATAACTTACCACCGTTAGCTGTTACTGTCGCATAAACATTAATACTCGCAGTGCCGAATAGAATTCCAGCACCGCCAATAGCTGAGTAAGGATTCTCTGAATATGCTGAAAATCCAAACATTTACAGGACTACCCACTTCGAGCCACTAGGTACAGTTACTGACTGACCTGAAGCTACAGTTATAGGGCCTACCGACATTGCAGATGAACCACTAGGTATTGAATAACTAGCAGCCACAGTATTACTATTAACAACCAATCCGTTAGAGGCAACTACCTGCGCTCCACTTAATGTATTAGGTGTAGTTACATTACCAGCAGTAGATATAGTTAAAGCATCTGCCGTATTAACAGAACCATTAACAATAAAACTAATCTTTTGACTATCCCATGTACCCATAACTAATGGGCCACCATAAGCCTCAACAAAGCTAGCTAATGGTGTAGAAAATCCATTATTAGGAAAACCTGCTGCTGAATAACTATAGTTACTGTTATTTATTCCAAGCTCAGAATATGCTGTATGACCTGCATCATTTACTGCATAACTTGCATAACTTGTATTGCTTGAACTTGTATTTTGTAGGCTAGTGTAAAGATATAAAGGCTCACTTCCAGTAAATGCAGCAATAACACCAGAGTCAGAATGACCAGTAGTTGAGCCAACATTTAACGAGCCAGTATTAGTAGTTCCAGAAGTATAAGGAATAATTACACGATTATTTGCATCGCCATATACGGCTTTACCAGCAGGATAAGTAGCAAATACGTCCTTGCTATTAGCAGCAAACGATATAGGAGAGGTATTGCCAGAACTATTAGCCAATACAGTAGTACGAGCTAATGTAGTGCCTGAAGATGTGTATGTACCAATACCTACTTCCCATGTGTTAGCAGTGCTATCAACAATAGTATAGTAGGTAGTATTACCATTACCAATTACAGCAAAGGATTGAAACCCAGCAACAGCACCAGCAAGCGTTAGCGTACCAGTGCCAGCAGTGGTAGATGTTTCCTTGACACGATCCGCTACAACTAGTGCCATTATTTACCCCTTACGCCAGAGTTACGCTAAGACCGCCAATAGCTATCTTAAAGATATCTCCAGATGATATAGTTTTAGATGTGTCTAATGCTGTGTGATAAAGCAGGTTACCGCTAGAAGTAGCATCAAGAATACCGATCCAACCAACTGTTCCCCATGAGCCAGAAGCCTGTGGAAACTCTACAGCAGCAGTATTCGTAGATACACCGTTACTAGGCGCACCCATCGTTACCGCAGTACGTGTATAAGAACCACCAGATACTTCAGTGCCAGTGTTAGCGTCAGTAGGATCAGATGTATATAGACCGATATAAACAGTCGCAGGACTTGTGAAGGAAGTGTTACGTAAGGTAGCGTTGATTAACGCATTTTCGAGCCAGTTTGACATTTCAGCCATTTGTTACTCCTTAAATATATTTCTTTTACTGCGATTTTCAAATTGAGTTATAACTCTCAAATTCCAAGGAACGTGCAAACCACATACTTCATTATTTACTAGAGGAATTATGTGGTCTACCTCATACTTAATTCCAGAGTCTCTAGTTTTTAATCTAGCTTCAATATAAAAATCTTGTATCTGTTTCTTTAGTTCTTCATCAATCCATTTTGGCACTGCTTTTCTTCTTGCCGCCCTAGCTAATGCCTGATAAGCAAAGTTATTTATTTTATTTTTTTCGTAACATTTCTTTGATATTTCTTTGTATCTATCTCTATTGCTATTTTGCCACTCATTAGCTCTTTTTATAATTTTTTCTTTATTTTTATTGTAATTTTTAACGTGATACTTTTTTGCTTTTTCTCTCTCTGATTCCGCATTACTTTGATACCAATTATCTTTATTCTCATTCTTACAACTTTTACACCATCTACTAAAGCCGTCCTTTGTGGACTTTTCCTTAGTAAACATCTCATAAGGCTTTTCATTATTGCACTTGGTGCAGCACTTCATTATTACCTCACGTTATAGTTCATTGACATTGGCTGACCACTGTACTCACTACTCTGGTCTGCAATCGTTATTGATGATATTGCTCTA